ATGAATGCTCACGGCCGCAGCGTCCGGTTAAACTCATCGAGCCAGTTCCTGCTGTCAGGTTGCGGCCGCGAGTCGAGTCGAATGTTTCTGTGGCGGCGGTGATAGCAAATGAAGTCCACCGCCAGCCCGATGATCGAGACGGCCCCTGCAATCGCGAGCACCACGAAGAAGGCTTGCGCGATACTCATGGCAGCTTCCCAAAGGCGTCATTCCCGAGTTCCCGCACAAACTCGCGCGGGAACAGCGTCACCGCCTCGACCTTGGGCTCGAAGAAGTGTCCTTCGGCTCCGCAGTGCTTGGTGCTATCGAGCGCACGCTCGAGGCTGCACAGCTGCGGCTCGACCTCTCCGGTCACGAGCGAGAGGAAGCGCGGATGAGAACAGCGGGCGCAGGCGGCATCATCCAGACGCTGGCTGCCTTGGTACTTTGGTGTGAAGTGGACGCAGTCCTTGCAAAACTTAGACATGTCGCTCCCCCAGTGTCTGAATGACATAAGTCCAAAAATCTGGACGGGGAGCGGGCGACTCGAGCCACTGCAGATGCAGCGCCCAGTGGGCGTAGTTGGCCTGCCCTGGGTAGCCGCGACGTGCGGCGTGGTCTGCGAGGAGCCGACGGGCGAGCATTGCTTTGCCCAGTTCGGCGGTCGTCAGAATGGATTGCTCTCCGTCCATGGAGAGCGACTCTAGCAAGGATTATTTGCTAGCGCAAGAATTATTTGCGGCGTTGTTCTTCTAGAAGCCTAAGCGCACCCGTGTCGGTGAGGGCCTCTTTTTGGGTTTGACCAGCCTCTTCCGTGCGCTGGTCGATGTTTTTCGCTGCCGTTCTCGCGTCTGCTCGGCCAGTTCCAAGAGCTGATGCCGCGCTCGCTCAAGCTCCGTCGGAGAGCGGGGCGCGAGCGGTGCAACGCAGAAAAGCTCATTGGGCGTGATCAGAAGCAGGTCGCACAGATGCGGAATATCGCGCGCGGGCGGCAGATTGCCGTTGTTAATCCAGTGCTGCGCCGTCTGTCGGTAGCCGCCCCAAGCGAAGCCCAGATCCGTGATCGTGATCCCGAGGCGCGCCATTGCCTCTTGTAGGCGGGCCACGATTTTCTTAGCAGTTTCTTCACGCGATTCAGTCACATCGGGAGAATATGCAAATAAAACTTGCCCGTCTCCGCAAGGATCGCTTGCGCCGCAAGGAATATTTGCTACACTTGGGCACATGACGGGTATCGAAAAAGTCCTCGCGCTTGAAAATGGCTCTGCAACTGCAGTGGCGCGCCGATTAAGCGAGTACCGAGATTGCAGTCGACAGCAGGTTGAGTACTGGATGAAACGGGGTTATGTGCCCGGCAACTGGGCGCCCCTAGTCACTCGTGAATACGGTGTCTCCCTGCACGACCTCAACCCGACGGTTTATCCCAAGGGCATCCCGGTCGCGCGACACGATGCGGTCTCAGCATGATGCGCTGCGCCGCACAGAACGTGAGCGCAATCAAACTTAAGCCAGTTTTTTTTGGCCTACGGCTTCAACATAAAGCGGCGGTTTTAACGATAACGCCGGCGCACGCGCCACATGGCAATAGCTCCGCGCACGCTATCGAAGACGATGTAGCTGAAGGCGCCGATGAGAAACAGTCCGGTGCCCCCGCCCAAGAGAATCCCGGCCCATATCGCGATTTCGCGCTCGATTTCTCGCATTTTCTTCTTCCTTCCCTGACCGCACCAATCTACGCCTAGGAGAACGCCCGTGGCAAAGAGCGGGGAGGGCGAGGCACATCCAACGGATGCAAAAAGCGCCAGACACGCGGCGCTTTTTTCCTTTTGTCCGACAGAAATAAGGCACCGACGCCCATGAGTGGATGGATCAAGCTCGAGAAGGATCTGCTCACTGATCCGCGGCTTCTATCTGCGGCAGCCGCGCTAGCCAAGCGCTATCACCTGTGTGAGTTCCAAGGAGGTATCGCCGGACTGTGTGATGTCGGTAACGATTCACCGTTACCAGGCATAACGCTGGTGCTAGGCGGCCTCGCGCGTCTCTGGGTTATCGCAGACACTCACATCGGCGAGGATGACATCCTTGCCCTCACATCCGACCAGATAGATGAGCTCGTCGGGATCGACGGATTCTGCGAGGTCCTCCCAGACGAGTGGCTTCAGGTCCTCGACGGCAAACGCGTAAAACTTCCCAACTATCACGCACATAACGGCAGTATAGCGAAAGAACGCGCCCAGAATTCCAAGCGTCAAGCTGAGTTCAAAACCCGTAACGCTGCTAACGCATTCTCTGGTAACGGTCGATCGTTACCAGACCAAGACCAAGAGAAGACCAAGACTAAGAATATAAATCCCCCCCTACCCCCAGAGGGGGCTGATGGATTGGATCCGGTTGCTTGGAATCTTTGGCAGGGCTACCGAAAGCTCAAACCAAAATCCATCGCGCTGGCTCAGAAGAAGCTCGCAGCCTTCGGCGCTGAACAACTGGCCGTCGTTGAACAGTCCATCGCCAACGGTTGGAAGGGACTGTTCGAACTCAAGCGCGCCGGCCCTACGCGAGGTGCTCCCGTGAAATTCAGGACGCCCGAGGAAATCGAGGCAGAGGAGGCCGCCCGTGCTCAGCACTGATCGCGCCGAATTCGAGTCTGTCCTGGGTGCGATGTTTGGCGCCTGGAACCGAGTGCTATCGGCCAACACCATCGAGGGATATTGGAAGGGCTGCCAACTGATGGACCTCTCGCAGTTCGTCAGATGCTGCAACAAGGCCATCCAGAGCTACACCGAGGACTCAACGCAAAGACTGCCCGATGTGGGGGCGCTGTGGGCTATGAAGCGCAGTTTGCGCGTGGTGCCTGCGGTCAATCACGAGCGGCTGTCCTCCTGGCGTGGGGACCACTGGGACGAGAAGGCCAACCTCCATTTGCTGGCCTATATCCAGATCAACCCAAAGCGCTACTCGGACGGCAACCCCCAGAGCAAATGCACCCAATCACGCACGGCCTGCCTGGTCCAGGCGAAAGACCAGTGGGCGGCCTTGATGCGGGCCTCGGTGCGCGTCGACAAAGCTGACCAGAAGGAAGTCTGGGCCAACTGCATGGCTGAGGCGGAGCGGCAGATTGATGTCCTGAGCCAGGGGAGGGCGGCATGAGATGGCTGATGGAGCAGATCTGCTCGATTTTCAGCTTCGGGCGGTGGGCATCACGCTCGAGCGCGAATACCGCTTTCATCCGAGCCGACTATGGCGCCTCGATCTTGCGTCGCTTCCAGAGCGACTCGCCGTCGAAGTCGAAGGCGGCGTATTTACCGGGGGTCGTCACATACGCGGAACCGGCTTCACTCGTGACTGCGAGAAATACGCCGAGCTCGCCATCCTCGGCTGGAGGCTCATCCGTGTCACCACCGACCAGGTCCGAGACGGCGTGGCTCTGGGATGGATTGAACGGGCGCTTCAACCGCATCGACTGGGAGGAGTGAGGTGAGGAGGCACCCGCCGAACTACTTCACCGGAAACCACACCTTCAGCCGTCACTTCTGTCCCAACTGCCTAGACAGCACGCTTCACCACCACTTTCGCTGCATCCACTGTCATGAGGCCCAACCGATGAAACCTCCTCCGCATGCCGAACGCTTGAAACCTCGGGAGAAGATAAAACTCATGGATAGCTTGCGTCTTCTGGGCCGGCGCGTATTCTCGGACCGCTGACTATGCCTTGGTCAGCACAAACCTTTAAGTCGCGGCACAACCACCAGCTCTCGCCCCATGCGGCAGCTGTGGCCGCCAAAATTGCCAATCACGTGCTGGAGTCGGGCAAGTCCGATGCGAGTGCCATTCGCATTGCCAATGCGGCTGTGCCCAAGCAAAGGGGCAAGCGATGAGCGAGACGATCGATTCCACGGCCGAAGAGATCGAGCCGACACCGTTTCGCAAAGCCCAAGAACGCCTAGTCGCGGCTCTTCAGCGCACGACCAACCCTCAAGTGGCGGGACTGGCCGCCTATGTGAATGGGGCTCTCATGTCGGCACGCCTCAATGCCATTCTGGAATTCATCACCACAGAGACCAATGGGACCTGGACTCCCAAGGAGCGCATCGACTCGCTTCTGGTCAAGCACCTGAACGCCACGGCTGATCAGATCGAACAGGCCTCCCGCTCAGCCCCTCGAGTGGTGGTTCCGGACAATGCGGATGCTGCCGTCAAGCGCGTCATCAATGGGCACTGAGATGGCCGCTCGTCTCAACAAGCGCCATAGCGAGCTGGTCCTGGCTCGAATCCGTACCAGTCAGCTGGTCAACCGCTTGCAGAACAGCGTATTACCGGATGAGAAAGGCCAGGTCACGCCTTTGACGGCTGAACAGGTCCGTTCGGCCTGCTTTTTGATCGAGCGCACCCTGGCTCGAGCCGAAAACCCCAAGGACCTGAACGTTACGGGGAACTTGAGTATCACGGTCGCGACGGGCATCCCGGATGCAAACGCAAACCGTTGACTTAGGTTTCAAGCCCCGTCCCTGGCAGCTCAAAGCCCTGCAGAGCCTCAAGCGCTTCTCCGTCCTGGTCGTGCATCGTCGAGGCGGCAAGACGCTGGCGGCCATCATGAAGACCATCGATGCGGCGCTTCGGCTTCAGCGCCCCAATGGCCGCTTCGCCTTCATCGCCCCGGAGCTCAAGCAGGCCAAGGACAACGCCTGGCATTACGTACGCGACTATGCGAGCAAGGTGCCACGGACGCGCATTCATGAGTCGGAACTGTGGGTTGAGTTCGCTCATAACGGCGCCCGGATTCGCCTCTATGGTGCGGATGATCCCGACAACCTTCGCGGCGGATATCTCGATGGCGTGGTGCTCGATGAGGTGGCGCAGCTCAAGTCCTACGTCTGGGGCGAGGTCCTGCTCCCTCAGCTGGCAGACCGGCAGGGCTGGGCGATTTTCATCGGGACGCCCAAGGGCACGAACCTGCTGAGTGAGCGCTACTACAAGGCGCTGCAGGATCCGACCTGGTACGCCGAGTGCTTCACGATCGATGACACCCACGCCATACCGGAGGCTGAGCTTGAGGTCATGCGGGCCCAGCAGACCGAACAGCAGTGGCGCCAGGAGATGCTCTGTGACTTCAACGCGAGCTCGGATGAAGCCCTCATTGGAATCGATCTGGTTAGAGCTGCGCTCGGCCGACACCTACGCAGCGATGCGTACGACTTTGCTGGAAAGGTTCTCGGTGTTGACGTGGCTCTCGGAGGTGGAGACAAGACGGTCCTCCAACTGCGGCAAGGACTCGCCGCCTTCAAGCCCGACGTCCTTGATCTGCGAGACCCCAAGCAAATAGGCGACTTCGTCGCGGTCAAGATCGACCAGTGCCGCGTCGATACGACCTTCGTCGATGCCTCCGGCGGTTGGGGCTCGGGCGTGATCAGCCGGCTGACTGAGCTCGGCTACAGTCCCATCGGCGTGGACTTTGGCGGCAAGCCGACCGACTCGCGCTTTGCCAACAAGTCGGCGGAGATGTGGTGGCAGATGAAGCTCTGGCTGGAATCGGGCGGAGCACTGCCAGACGATAACAGCTACATCGTCGATATGACCGGCCGGCTCTACGACTACAAGAACGCTGCGGGCAAGTTGGCCCTCGAGAAGAAGGAAGCCATGAAGGCGCGCGGCTTGAAGTCCCCGGACCTCGCCGATGCGCTCGCACTCACGTTTGCCGCGCCGGTTGCGGCCAAGCGCATTGAACTGCCGGGATTTGAGTATCAGCTGCAGTACACGCGCAACGTCCACGAATACGACCCATTTGAACGCGCACAGCGCGAGCGGGAGCGAGTCTATGGCTGACAAAGTGGGTCGACCGATCAAGCCGGTCTACGGCATCAAGAGCGATGAGCAGGGCTATCGCGCGGCAATCAACGAACTCTCAACGCTCATCGCGCTACGTCAGGGCTGGTCTCACCATGCGGCCAGGCGGGCGGCGATCAAGGAGCGTATCGAGGAACTATTCGATCAACTCTGGCCAGAGGAGAAAGCGTAAGTGGCGAAGTACCAAGGATCAGGCGAGGGCGGCTCCGAGAACCCTCCGGTTCATTCCAAGGCGGGAACCAATCACGGCATGCCTCGAGAGGCACCGCGTCTCGGCCACCGAGGCGAATCCGTAGACGAGCATCCGCTCGAGTTCGCTCGACACGCGCCCTCGGCATCGCATGGCAACGTGCATCGCTATGCGCCCAATCATCCGGCGATGGCTGGCATGGAACACGGCGCGAAAGCTGTGCATCCCTACAACGATGCCAAGCAGCAGGAATACGAGCATCACGGCTATACCGGCAACCACAACGAGGACAAGCGCTAATGACAAACCCGACCCAGATCACCTGGACCGATCCGACCACCAACGTCGATGGTACGCCGATCGATCCGGCCGGCACGGAGATCACTGGCTTCGCCGTGGGCGTGCGCTCTGCGACCGATCCGGCATCGGTTGCCGGAACCTATCCGTTCACGGCCAGCGCGCCGGCGAATGCGACCAGTGCGCTCCTGTCGGCCCTGAGTGCGGTTCTACCGCCCGATAACTACTTCGCAGCGGTGCAGACGCTATCGACATCGAATGGGAATTCGGCCTGGTCGGCGGAGAGCAATCAATTCACGATTGCGGCACCGGTGTCCCCGCCCAACCCCCCTTCGAATGTCCAGGTTGCCTAGCGCGGCTCCTGGACCTACTTAAGCGCTTATGGCGGTGGCTCAACCATCCGTGGTGACGCTGGGAGACCGAGCAGTGGCAGGCAAATGGATAGCGACGGCAATCAAACATCCGGGGGCGCTGCATCGCTCGCTCGGTGTTTCCAAGGGTCACAAGATCCCAGCGGGCAGGTTAGCGGCCGCGGCGAAGAAGGGCGGGACCCTGGGGCGTCGAGCGCGCTTGGCGCAGACGCTCAAGGGGTTCCACAGCAAGTAGTCCGTGAGATTCCTTGCCGGCTTTATGTCCTCTATGCGCGCGATGGCGAGGCGCTGCTTATCTTTGGCGAGGATGACGCGGGGGGCATCTTCCTCTGGCCGCTCGACGGTATACAGAGGCATCGATACGAGTTCGCACGATGGAGTCATCGAGCTGTCGTTCGTTATCGAGGTCGACGGTTCGTGCTATCGCATCCCCTTCTGCCGCGTGCGCGGCGCTGGGGCGAGTGGCTCGGGGTTACATTTACCGGGAACGAGGCACTAGTCTGATGCCGCAATTCTTCGCTGCCTATCCGCTTTTGGCCAGCGTGCTCACCTCGAGCGCCGTGAGTGCGGGCGGCGCCGTGGCGGCATCGGCGCTGGCGCCCAAGCCGCCGAAGATCAACGTGCCTCCTCCTCCGGGGGCTGCCATGGTCGATCCCGCGGGTGCGGCTGCAGCGGCGATGCAGCGCTCGAGGTCGGCCGCAGCGGGCGGAATTAACTCCACCATCACCGGTGCGGGTACGACCAACCAGAACAGCGGGGCGACCAGCGGGCAAGACGCTGCTCGGCTCTTAAGCCATGGCCAACTGGCGACCGTCAGCGCCGAGTGGGGTTGCGGTCACGCCGGCCTTCTCGGCTCCTCCGACCATCATCAACGGCTCGCCGCTCCCGGAGGGCGAGACCGGTCTTGCCTACGCGTTGCAACTGGTGGTGGCCAATGCCGTCGGCGGCTTCACGGTGGCGATCACGGCAGGCTCACTTCCGGCGGGCCTGAATCTCGCATCGAACGGCGTGATCAGCGGGACACCGACCACGGTCACGATTGCGAACGTCACCTTCCAGGTCACCGACTCGATCTCGCGGAAGTCCACGCCGCAGGCCTTCCAGCTACAGATCATCACCGGCGTCTCGATCAGTACGGCAAGTCCACTGCCAGCGGCGACTCAGAATGCGGCTTATTCCACGACGCTGGCGGCTGCGGGCGGCCAGGCGCCCTACACCTGGCAACTGCTGAGCGCGGTACCCAACACCGGAGGCTGGATCAACCTGAACCAAGCGACCGGCGTGATCTCAGGGACGCCGGCAGCGGCTGAGACGGAGACGCTAAGCATCCAGGTGACCGACGCACTGGGTGCCTCGGCGACCAAGAGCTTCTCGCTCACCGTCAATACGGTCTCGGGACAGCTCGCCATTGTGACCTCAAGCTTGCCCAACGGCCTAGTCGGAAGTGCCTACAGTGCGCCCCTGGTGGCTTCCGGTGGCACACAGCCGTACAGCTGGACGCTGATCTCAGCCTCGCCCAATACCGACCTGTGGCTGAACGTGCAGGGTGCGAACCTCGTCGGCACCCCTGAACTCAATGAGACTGAGTCGGTCACGCTGATGGTGACCGATGCGACTAACGCCACGGTGCAGGCGACCTTCTCGCTGGTGGTGACGGTCTCGGGTGCACTCTCGATTGTCACGCCGGCACCGGGCTACTACTCGGCGGCCTCTGCCTTGATCGGCGGAGTCTTTGCGCTACGCATGATTGCCCAGGGCGGACAGCCTCCTTACTACTGGGCCTTCTCGGGTCCGACGTTCTTCAACGTGGGCAGTGCGAGTGCTTCCAACTACGAGATGGACCCCTTCGGCTGGATCTTGGGGGCACCGGTCGGAGCCTCTGGCGCGATCGATGCGATGAACGTGATCGTCACCGACAGCAATGGGGCCACCGCCACTCAGGCGGTCAGCGTGCACCTGTCGAACGGACTGAACGCCTATCCGATCGACCCCATCAGTGGCTCGATCAACCTGCCGGATGCTTTCGTCGGCACGCCTTACGGCTACAACTTCCACGCAACCGGCGGGGCGGGGGCGCCGTTTACGTACAACGTGACCTCGGGACTTCCGGCCGGCATGAGCCTGAACACCTCGGGCCTGCTCAGTGGCTCGCCCACCTCGAGCGGCTCAAGTCAGCTGATCATCAAGGTGCAGGACAACGGAAATACGAGCCTCACGACTTTCGCGGCGCAGATCAATATCCTGCCGAAGAACCAGGTCCTGCGCCCGGCCTACAACACGGGGAACGGCTTCTTCGTCTCGGGCGATGGCTACTTCCGCGATCCCGGTGGAGTGCTCTTTCAGCAGCGCGGCACCGATCGCACGCACTACGACTCGGTCAGCTGGGCCAATAATGCCGCCGGCGCTGCGGCCGGCAATGCCGTGGTGCGGGTCTTCATGTTCGACGGCAGCACTTCGCTCGATACGAGCGGACCGGCATCGTTTGCGGCCAACCAGGTCCTCACGCAGTACCAGCCCAATGGCATCTTCTGCTGGCTGGTGCTCTCTGGGATCACGGCGACCAATAGTTGGGGCACTTGGGCCGGACAGGCCACTACGGGGCAGAGCTCGACCAACCTCCTGGCCCAGGCCTATGCCGACTGGATTACGTATCTACCGAACCTGATTCCGATTGCCAACGCGATCGGTATCAATATCGCCAACGAGTGGGGGCCCTCGACGCAGAGCGGCGGTGGCCCCACTTGGTTGGCCAGCTACCTGGGCGTTACCGCCAGCATCTCCAACATCTCGGGCAACACGATCACGCTGTCCACGATCTCGGCGACTAATCCGTTTGCGAGTGCGCCTTTTGCCTACATCTCGAATGCCGGCGGAATCACCAGCCAAGTCGTGGTGCTCTCGGCTCCCGGTGGCTCGAGCGGCGCATGGACGCTGACGGTCCTGCTACAAAACGGTGGGACTCTGAGTGGCTACACCGGGGGCGGTACGCTGAATGCAGGTGTCGCGATCTTCCGCGCGGCCGGCTACTTAGGTCCCTTGATGATCGACTGCGCCGGCAACGGCCAGGACCCCTACTGCATCTTCAACTACGCCGCTCAAATTCAGGCGAGTGATACGCAGAAGAATTGCGTCTTCAGCTATCACAGTTACGGCAACACGATCTATTACCAGAGCCTCGTGCATTCGGTGACCACGGGACCCTCGACCACGGTCATCACGCTCAATTCCAATCTGCCGTATCACCCCTTCAGCCTCGGGACCACGAGCGGCGGCTTCATGGGCATCAACCAGTTCACCTTCACGGGTGCACAGGTCATGACGCAGCTCAACGGCACCTTCGGCTCGCCGACCAATTACTACGGATCGCAAGGGGCGTGGCAGCTGCACTTGAACGTCAACAGCACCGCCTGGACGACTCCCTACACCGCCAACAGCGCGACCGTCACGGCCTACAGCACCGATGTGTCGGGGGCCGGCGAGTGGGATTATCGGGCACTGTATGCGGCGTTTGCGGCGCTGAGGTCCAGCGGCGTGTGCGTGGTGCTGGGCGAGTTTGGCTCATCCAACCAATCGGGCACGGAGAACACGCCGCAGAGCTGGGGCGGCAACGTCCAGAAGATTGCGATCGGCCAAGTGATCAGCGGCGCCGAAGCCAACGGCCTGGGATGGATACACTGGTCCTACGATGATCACGGCGGAAACAACCTTTTCAACCAGGCCTGGTTCTCGGAGACGCAGCAAGGGGGAGCCAATTCCGGCCAGTACCTGAACGAAGCGCAGCTCACGGCCACCGGACTGAACATCATCAACAATCCGCGCACGGGACTGCGGGCGCTCGCGCAGGAGCCGACCACCTTCACCGCGGGACCCACGCCGAACTTCTACATCTCGCCCACGGGTAACGATGCCAACTCGGGGACGCTGGCCGCTCCCTGGACGATCAACAGCCTCTCGCCCTGGTCGACCGGCTCGGCGCTCTCCAACTACAACACCAAGATTGCCGGCAAGGTGATTGGGCTACTGCCTGGGACCTATGGGGTCTCGGCGCTCATGCAAGCGGCCTGGACGGCCTTTGGCAATGCCACCAACGGCATTGCACTCGATGTCCCCGGTGGCACACAGGCGAATCCAACGCAGATCGTCTCGGTGAACTCGAGCGGCGTGTATACGCCTCGGACTGCGACCATCCAGGCGAATGACAATGGCTTCTTCGGCGGCTCAAACTCCATCGCCCCTTCGATGATCGGCCAGAGTAGCAAATGCTCGGCGCGCGGCTGGGTGACCTTCGACGGACTCGTGCTCTCGGGCGCCTCGGTGTTCTGCATGACGCTGGGCGACATTGCCGGCACCAACACCGCGATTGCCAACGGCTATGTCGTGCAGAACTGCATCTTTACCGGGAATAGCGCTCAGAACTCCACTGTCGCCTCGGGCAAGAACGTGGCGTGCCTGACGATCATGACTGCTCGGGGCGCGGTCATCACGAACAACTGGTTTCACGATAACCAGGGATGGACCGACGGTGAGCACTTCTCGGCGATCTATCAGTGGGGACTGGGCGTAGGAACCGCCGGCACTCAGATCACCTTCAACACCTTCAAGAATTCGGCCGGTATCCAGCTGAAAGAGGATACCCAGTACGACATGAATGTGGCTTACAACTACATCGACATGTCGGTGTTCAATCCCGGCGGGCAGCTGCAGAACCTCTGTCCGATCTGGGGCGGCTGCGAGGACGGGAACAACAATGGCGGCAACACTGGTAATAACGGGACCTTGGCGCAATTCCACCACAACATTTGTATTTCTTGGAACGGGACGGCCGCGCTCAGTCCCGGCAACCTCGGCAGCACGTTCATCTCGCTCTGGTACGGCAACGGGCAGGGCTACTGGTCTTATCCCGTGGCCTGCTACAACAACACGTTTGTGGCGAGTTCAAGTCTGAATGGTTGCGGCTTCCTCGCCTCCTCGGGGGGTGCCTCGACCCAAGGTTTTGTGCAGTTCTACAACAACGGCTTTTGGACCGGCGCCTTCAACACGGTGGGTCAATACGGCTGGTTCTTCACCAACAAGAACGCCTTCAGCCTGATCGACTACAACATCTACGGGACGACTCCGAGCTCATCCAACTGGGCGAACTTCTCGGCCAATGGTTCTCAGGGCTTGGGCGCGATCTCGGCCACGGCGACCTCCTTTGCCAACTGGAAGACGCTCATTACCGGAGCCACCGGGCTCGATGCGCACTCCTCGACCAACGGGGTCAATCCTTTCAGCAACAACGGGATCTATGCGCTGCAGTATCAGGTCCAGAGCGGATCGCCCTGGTTCAACGCCGGCCGCGTCGGTGGCGTGGTGGCCGGGGCTTCGACCAACGTAGGAGCGTGGGATGGAACCTCCAGCCAGATCGGCTGCAACTTTGCGACCTAACGCATGAGCGGCGCCTACCTCGCATCGAACTCGGCGGTCGGAGCCAACCAGAGCGATAGCGTCACGGTGTCGGGGACTGGATTTACCGGGGCGACCGACATCCTGCTCGGCATCGTGGTGCCCGGTCCCTCGGGCGTGCTGGCCATCTCCTGGCCCTCGGGATTCTCGCTGCTGACCAATGTGCTCTACAGCGGAGCCAATGGAAACGCGAGCTATATGTCCGTGGGGTGGGGCACGACGGTCGCTGGAAGCTATGTGATCAACGTCACCGGCGGCGACCTGACGACACCGGCGGCGATCGGAGTGGCCTTCTCGGGGACCAATGGCACGCAGCCCTCGGTCTTCTCAGCGACCACGGATGCGGGCGACGGTAACAGTCCGCTGTCGGTCGGACTCTCGAGCATCACGCCGTCCTCGGCCGCAGGGGCCATCGCCTGGATTGCGGCGCTGAATTACAACTCGCTGAACGGCACTTATTCCTGGACGGCCCCGAGCGGCTATACCTCGCGCCAATCGCAGTCGGTGGCCAGTGCCACCGGGATTAGTAGTTCGGGCGGCGCGATCCACGTCTCGACGCGTGACAACGTGCCCGCGGGGGCCACGGGGACGATTACGGGCACGGCAACACAGGCCTCGCAGACCTTCATCGGCTCGATGGGCGTGGCGGTGTGGATGGGCTCTCCGAGTGGAGTCACGCCGGCGGTGCCCCTGGGAGGGCTTCCCCGTGTCCAGATGCACTGGCGCTGATGGCTAACATTTTTCAACGTGTAGTGCGTATCGCCGATGGCGGCAGCAGCGGCTTCAACGCCGATGTGGAAGTGTGGTGGTGCCCCGCCATCACGCTGGTGCAGGGGATCTTGCCCTATGTACTGACCGTGAACACTAACCTCGTGTCCGGCAAGAACATCGACCTCAAGATCTATGAACTCTCTGGACTACTCGGAACCGTCGATCAGACAGGGACGGGAAACAGTAGTTCCGGTGTGGCGGCAGGATCAGCAACTGCAGGCGGCGTCGATGCGCAGGCGCATGATTTTGTGGTCACTGCGATTCGCACTTCCTCGGGCGCAGCGGCCCCCCTGACCGATCCGGCCAGCACCAGTAATCCGGTCCCATTCACCTCGGGCTATTTGGACTCCTTCGCCGTTGAGACCAGTCACCGCATCAACACCAGCGCCGTGACCAACAATGCCTCCTGGACCTATGGCGGCAGCTCCCAGTATGCGGCGGTAATTGCATCGTTTGCGGCCAGCTCGGCCCCCACCATTGTGCAGAACCTCCCAGGCACGCACGTCTCAAACACCCTTTCGCAGCAGAGCTTCGGCATTCCACCGACCGCAGGCAATGCGCTGATCGTGGTCATGGGCCTCGGTCCATGGAACCCGTCCTTCCAGGTGACAAGCGTCACCGACAACCAAGTGCAGGCCTATGTGCCGCTCGGGGGCCTCGGTGACTTGGAGTACCACTACCGATGAAACTCGTGCAGCCTGAATTTCCCGCGCCGACGCGCTTTGTGATCCGCAACGATCGCAATTACTACTACACCGGACACGGCGAGACGCAGTGGGGCCAGGACATCGGTCCCCGCTTCAAGTCCGACGAAGTGCTCGATGCGGTCAAGTACGGGGATGTCGAGAGCGTCGAGCAGATGGTGAAGAACCACAAAAAGTGGTGCATCGATGCCGGGCGCGAGGATCTGATCACCGTCTTTGATACCTGCCAGATCGTGCCCGTGAGCCGATGAGCGACAAGAGCGCCACCGATAACAGTAATCCGCTCCCGAAGAGCTGGGGCAGACAGCTCACGGGCTCGGCCTTATCGCTGCGCATCTTTGAGCGGCCGGAAGAGATCTTTCGGCTGTTTGGGTTTCTGCCGGGCGACTTCGCCGAAATTGCCAAGGGTCACTGCTCAAGCTCGGAGACGGGGCTCCTGGTACGCATCTCAAAGGATCACTACGTCCGCTGGCACATCGCGACCTGCGCCGACTGCGGGCAGCACATGCGCGAGTACTGGGTCGATATCGTGCCGGTGCGTCCCGATCATCCGATCGCACTCAAGTGGGAGACACAAGCGCCCGGAGGTCCCTGGTCCTATCCGATCGCCTGGCTCAAGAAGTGGGAAGCTCACCAGGTGAGCCCACAGGATGTTAAGGGCGCCTAGTGGCCGACTTCATCATCCCAGTCCCGATTGAGCCCAAGCCACGGTTTGACACCGAGACCTGGTCGCTGAGGGACTATTGGGTCGAGCCGCCGAAGATTATTCCGAAACGGCCGCAGCAGTACGTCCCCCAGGCCGATACCATTGCTTTCGGCGAACAGCCTCGAGCGACTGAGTCGTATCAGGATCATCCGCTGGGACTGTATCCGAGACCGCCGGTGAAGCCGCCGGCGCCTCCCACGGTCGGATCGAATGCGACCCCGAGATTTGATCCGCCCTGGGCGTTGCGCGATTACACGACGCGCATCGAACCCTTCTCGACCGTCTTCACCCCGAAGCTCCCGCCGCCGTTTCCCGCGGGCGCCTTCCCGATGTGGTTCACGCGCTGGTATTACCCCTGGTCGATCGCCGATTACCAGTCGCTGCAGGATAACTTCTCCTGGATCGGTGGCATCCAGCCGGCGAACACCTGGGTGCCGGGAGCCGAGCAGATCGTCTTCGGAGAACTGCCGCCGGATCAGACCGCGCTCAAGATGAGCGTCGATAAGCCGGTGCGCTTTGACCGTCTGATCTCAGCATCTCTCATCGTGCCTCCGGTCAAACGCTTTGCCTTCGCGGAGCGACCGCGCGACTTGACCCCGCTGCTGCTCTCGCAGTTCGCCTATACGGCCTTCAGCGGGATTCCGGTCGTCCCGACCTATGCCCCCTTCCCGACCTACGACTACGAGGCTGAGGATCAGACGGCGCTGCAGCTGGCGGCTCGCGTCATCACGATCCCGCCGCCTCGAATTCCATTCATCTTCCCGGTGCCGCAGCCGTACCTTGAACCCCCGCCCTGGACGCTGCGCGAGTACCCCTCGCTTCAGGATCGATTTACCGCCACCGCTCCTGGGACCGCGGTCTATCCGAAGGGACTGGTGCCTCGCTTCCCGATCGAAGCTCTGATCCGAGATATTCCGCGGCCGCTGATCTTCCCGCAGACCTTCCGCTTGCCGCCGCCGCCGCCTCGAGTGATCCCGACGCCGGCCACCATCCTGCTGTGGAAGGACTGGGCGCTGCGCGACTACGACAGCGGGCAGTCGCAGTTCGCTCCGATCCTCTCGACCATTCCGCCGATCCCACCCTTCGAAGTCATGGCGGTGACGGCCGGCTGGTACAACGGGACCTACTACTATCCGGGCGACACCTTCATGCTGCTGAAAGCCAGCGACTTCTCGGATGCGTCGTTCAACTACGGGCCGCTGTCAGCGACCGTGCAGTACGGCTGGATGAAGCGCTCGAGTGCGCCGCTGTTCTCCACCGAGAACACCATGGCGCCCCCGAACTTCCCGGTGATCGATCCGATCCCACCGAAACGGTTTGTGTACTAGGAGATTCCAATGGCAGACAAATGCACCTACGACAGCGCCGAGGCTCACGCCTACCGCGAGAACCTTCGAGCCCGCCCGAGCAACTCATCGACGCCGGCGGCGCGCGAGACCCCCCAGTTTCCTCATCAGTCGCCGCATTTCCCCGTGAGTCACCACCCGAGTGGTCCGACCCCTCATCACGTCGAGACGGTGGGCTACACCGGAAACGGTGCCCCCTACAAGCAGCCGACGCATCCCAATGCCGATCGCATGCACGGGACCGACGGGCACTTGCATGAGGGTGGCGGTGGGGCCCAGGAGCATCACCAGCAGTTCGGTCCGTACTCGATCGACAAAGAACCGCAGCGGCGAGGGAAGACCTCTTCCAAGGGCTAAGCCATGCTCGATACGCGACTGGGTCTATCCATACCGGATGAGGGGCTGGTGCAGCCTCGCGGGATGCTCAAGCGTCAAGCGAGTCGCATGAACCTGCCTCACGAGCCGGACCTCAAGGTCAAGCTCGAGCGTCGCAAGCTCCAGCTGAACATCGACCGCATGACCTGGTATGCGAATTGGCGGGATCTGGCGGATAACTTCATCCCCTACCGCGGCCGCTTCATGGTCAATGACGCCTGGGACACCAACAAGGGCTGGCGTCGTAACTGGGCCATCGTCGACTCGACTCCGCTTCAGGCCAACAACACGCTACGAGCGGGGCTTCAGAGTGGCACGGCAAGCGAGTCGCGGCCGTGGTTCGAGTACGAGCTCGTCGATGACGATCTGATGGAAGCTCCCGGAGTGAAGGAGTGGCTCGCGGCTTGCACCAAGCGGGTGCGTTCAACCCTCTCGCGTTCCAACTTCTACAACGCTTATAGCGAGTGCTGCGGCGAGTTTGGCGTCTTCGGATCCTTGGCTTTAGGACGAGAGTGGCCGCTGCCGCGACGCAAAGAGGAGGACATCCCGCACTTTCAGCCCTTCACGATCGGCAGCTACTACATCGCGAACGACCGTCACCGACGGGTCAACACCTGGTTCCGTGACTATCGCTGGACCGTGCAACAGATCGTCGAGCGCTTCGCGGTACGAAACGCCGACGGCTCATTCGATCCCGACGATGATGCGGCCTGGGAGAACATCAGCCGCTACGTGCGGGGACTGTACCTGCAGCGTCAATACGACACCTGGGTCTCACTCGTCCATGCGATCGAGGAGAACTACGCCTATGTCGAGGGCGCTCCGGGATGGCGCGGGATGCGTTATCGCTCGGTGCATTACGAGCGTGGAGGGGAGCCCGACAAGACGCTCTCGGACTCGGCTCGAAAGGAGCGAGACGCGGCGGACTCGAAGAAGATTCTCAAGGTCTCGGGCTTTCGCGACTTTCCCGTTTTCGTCGCACGGTGGTACACCAACAGCGAGGATGCCTGGGGCCGCGGTCCCGCCATGGATGCGCTCGGAGATGCCCGAGCGCTGCAGACGCAGCAGCGTCGTAAAGCGCAGGCGATCGACAAACTCGTCGAACCCCCCTATGTGGCGCATCCACAGTTGCGCAATCAACGCACTTCCCAACTGCCGGGCGATGTGACCTTCGCCGCTCCGGATGGCTCGAACATCGGTTTCCAGCCGAGCTATGTGATCAAGCCGCAGACCGCTGAGATGCTGGAGGACATCCGCGAGACGCAAGGGCGGATCAATGGGGTGATGCACGCCGATATCTTTGCGCTCTTCATCCAGGCCGAGCGCGAATATGCCCAAGGGTCGCAGCGTCAGACCGCCGCCGAGGTGAACGCCAAGCAGCAAGAGAAACTCCTGATGCTCGGGCCGGTGCTGGGGCAGCTGAACTTTGACCTCTTCAACCCGCTGCACGATTGGCTCTTCGCCGAGCATCTGAGGCATGGGCTGTTTCCGCCGGCGCCCCCTGCGCTGCGCGGAGCTCAGATCCGGGTGAAGTACATCTCGATCCTGGCTCAAGCCATCAATGCGGTGACCAGTCAGTCGATCGATGCCTTCACGCAGTATGTGCTTCAGGTCGCTCAGGCCGAACAGATGGCCGGTAACCCGGCCCTCGATAAGTTCGACTACGACAAGGCAATCGAGGAGAAGGGACGGGCACTCAATGTCCCGCCCAGCATGATTCGCGACGATGCGAAGGTGGCGCAGATTCGTCACGCCCGAGCGCAGGCCCAAGAGCAACAGGCCCAGCAGGAGGCTCAAGCGCAGGCCGCCCAAGCACTCCAAGCCCATGCGGGAGCGGCTCAAAAGCTCTCGCAGACGCCGATGGGGCAGGGCAGTGCGTTAGATATGTTGGCGCAAGCAGCGGGAGCCGCGCAGGGCAATGGCTGATCCAGAACTCGAACCGGTAGGTCCAGCGGCCAGTGCCGATGAGCTCTTCGACCCATTGGGTAAGATTCGCCGGCAGGCCGACGGCAGTCACCGCGTGCTGGATGCCATCCCGAGCTCGACCGACCGCGATGCTCTAAAGCGCAAGGCGCTCTCGGATAAGGAACGCGAGCTTCAGGCCGAGAACGATATGCGGGCGGTACTGGCGACCGAATCGGGTGTGAGGACGATGGCACGCATCATCTGGGCCTGTGGATGGAATGCTCCCTTCTACACCCACGAGACCAACGAGATGTGCAACATCGCCGGCCGCCGCCAGATCGCTTGGCAGCTCGAGCAGTGGATCTCGGACGCAGAGTTATCGCTGTGGTTTAAGGTGAGGGCGGAGCTCGAGCATCAGCGCGCTAAGCCAAAGACGAGTGGGCGCGCAGCCACTGCTCGATAATCTCTCGGGTGAAGTAGCGACGCTTGCCCAGCCGGATCGAGGGGGGGCCAACATTGTCGCGAATCCACACTCCGAGCGTCACTCGATGCACGCCGAGGATCTTGGCCGCTGCGGTGATGTTCAACAGTTTGTTGCGTTTGGCGACGTGTGATTGCACGAGCCGACAGAATAGTCAGCGCCTGCTGATTTACAAGTAGGACTCTCTATTCTGCCCCGCGTGGCAGAGACAGGGAACGCAACGGCATCGGTAAGCACTCCACCGGCTGACGCTTCGGCATCGGCACCGGCTGCGACTTCACCGTCTTCTGCAACATCCACGGCGCCGCCCACCTCGACCGCGGCGCCTCCTGCAACTCCATCGGACGCGAAGCCCTCGGAATCCCCGACGGACGCACCACCCGAGAGTTATCTCAAGCAAGCGAAATCCGAAGGCGCTGGTGGATTGAATCCGCCTGAGACCACGGAACCGGCACCTAAAGCGGAGGCCGCGCCTCCCGAAGTAAAGCCGGAACCGGAAAAGCCGCTCTTCACCCTGCCCGAGACGGTCGGACTTCCCAAGGAAGCCGTGACCTCGCTCGAGGGAGCGATGAAGAAGGCACTCAACGCCGAAGGCAAGCTCGTGCTTGATCCGCAGCAAGCCGTGGACTTCTTCGTCGAGAACGCACTCGGCCCTTGGGGCGAGGCGTGGCAACAGCAGGTCAAGCAGACATCCGATACGAACGAGGCGGCGTGCAAGCGGGCATTCAGCCCTGAAGAGCTTGCCGCAGCTGAGACGACCGTCGGCTGGCTCAATGACCGCTTCGACTCGAGCTTCCGAGAGAACTTTGCGCGTCGACAGTTGAACGACCCCACCTTCGTGCGGCTGCTCAACCTGATCCACGACGCGTACATCGCCGAAGACCAATTCCCCGCACCCGGCTCCCGGCCCGTCGAACGCGACGCGCGGCCGCTGCTGGAACGTGCGCAGGACCGGCTCTACGGCAAAACGCAATAGGAGTGCCTAAGAGATGACGCAAACCGTTGTCGCCACCAACGTACTGACGCTCGCCGATTGGGCGACGCGCTCGGATCCGGGCGGCGAAATTCCGCTCATCGTGGAGCTGCTCGCTCAAAAGAACGAAGCGCTACCCGACATGCACTGGCAGGAAGGAAATCTTGCCACCGGTCACCGCGTCATCCAACGCACGGGCCTGCCGACGGTGATGGCCCGCTCATTCAACCAGGGCATCCCTCCGAGCAAATCCACGACTCTGGGCGTCGATGAGACGACCGCAGAGCTCGCCGGCTTCCTCGAGGTCGATAAGTCGGTGGCTGAACTCAACGGCAAGGCCGCGGCCTTCCGCATGAGTGAAGCGGACGCCTTCATCGAGTCGATGAACCAGGGCTTCAGTCAGCTGCTGTTCTACGGCGACCCGACCAAGGCGCCGGCCGTGTTCCGGGGACTCTACCCCCGCTACAACGCCATCAGCGGTGGCGCCTTCGCGCAGAACATCCTCTCAGGAGGTGGTGCGGGATCTGCGAACACCTCGATTTGGCTCGTGTGCTGGGGCCCGAACAGCATCTTCGGAATTTTCCCGAAAGGCTCGCAGGCCGGCCTTCAGCACCATGATCTGGGCCTTCAGGTCGTGGAGAACGTCGCCGGCGTCGGCGGCGCTCGCATGATGGCTTATCGCGAGTACTGGGAGTGGCGCTGCGGCCTGGCCGTGGCCGACTGGCGCTACGCGGTTCGTATCTGCAACATCGATACGACGATCACCAGCAACAACGTGGCAGCGGACCTGATCGGTCTGATGAGCCGCGCGATCGATCGTCTACCGTCCCTGACGGCTGGCCGGTGCGCCTTCTACATGAACCGCACCATGTTCAGCATCTTGAAGATTCAGGCTCTGGCCAAGAGTGCAAACGCTTTGAGCGTCGAGGAGGGTTTGACTCAGATTGAGTACAAGTTCCTCGGGATTCCATTGCGCAAGGTGGACCAGATCCTCAACACCGAAGCCACGGTGTCTTAAGGAGAACCACCATGACAATGCGCGACCTTCAATGGAGCTTCTCGGACACCAGCACGGGAGCCCCCTTCTCGCTGATCGCCTCGGTCGGCGCGAACCTGTTTCCGAACTCACTCGATACCTCGCCCCTGGCGGCGTACCTGAGCGAAGTGTCGGCCGGCGACACGCAGCTCTCGGGCAACGTGAATACCTACCGCGACCAGGGCGGCGGCGAACGCATGTGGCTCGTGGTCGACATCACGACCTCGGTGGCCGCAACGGGCGGCGCCTCCACGGTCGACTTTGCGCTGATCACCTCAGCCTCGAGCGCGCTGGGCTCTGCCACCACGCTCTATGACTTCGGTGCCATCGCCAAAGCCAGTCTCACGGCAGGCACTCGTCTGATCGGGGCGCTGCCTCGGGCGACGACCTACCTTCAGTACCTGGGACTTCAGTTCACGATTGCGACCAACAACGTGACGTCGGGCGCTGCGATCGCCTGGATCGGCTGGGATGTCGATGCCGCTCAGCAGGGCGGTGCGTCCGGGTTTGCGATCAAGTGAAAGGCTCCGGCTCACAAGGCGGCGTCGCTGGCTCTCCCTGGCTACCCAATCCAGGGCAGAACCAAGTCGCCGCGGGGAACAGTCAGGGCACCGCTCTGGCGATTCCCAGTGGCCAGGATCTGACGATCGTCACCTCGGTGGCGGCGAGTACTGGAGTAATCCTGCCCGCCAGCGGCGTTGGCATTGGTGAGGAATACATCATTGCCAATCACGGTGCGAATGCGCTCTCGGTCTATCCGCCCGTGGGCGGAAAGATGGGGACTGCATCGACCAACTCGGCCTATTCACTGGCGGCCGGCAAGACCGGTTACTTCACTTCTGTCGGCACACTGAACTGGACCGTGAACCCATGAGCGAGAGCAAAGAACCGACGCGCCGGGAGCTATCCGAGCAACTCGCGCAAGTCCACGCCGAGCGGGATGAGGTCCAAGAACGTAATCGCAAACTCGAGGAACGCTTGGAGCGTCTCGAGGCGGCATTCGTTGCCAACCAGGAATCCGATTCCCAGCGTGCAGCGCGAGAGAAACGGCTGTCCGAGGCGGAGGCGGAATTGGAGGCCCTCCGTCCTGGATCTGGGGCCCCGGCGCGGCCTTTAAGCGGACACAAGCCCTTATTTGTTCCCTATCGGGGACTGGTGCAGGCCACGCAGGACTGTGCTTACGAGTGCTATCGCAAGGGGCCGGCGCCAGGCGTTGCCGGATCCCAAGGCGAAGTCTTCGAAGTCGATGTGCCGACGCTTTGGTCGGATGACCCGTACGTGCCGGTGAAAGTTCTCGGTCACCGCGACGATGGGACGCCGATCACCGAACGGCGCACCGATGTGCCGATTGTTGATGCGCGTTGGAGAGCCCGAACGAGTGATGTGGGCGTGAACAACGTTTCCGCCCGCGCCATGTGAACCTAACAGGAGTGCCTTAGATGTTCATTGGACCTTGCTACAACATCTCGAACCTTGGCCCGTCGACGGGCGGCTCGGTTCCGGCCACGATGGCGCAGTACAAGACGGGTGCCAACGCGGCCGCAGAAGTGCTACGAGCCTCGCTGACGCAGGGCTCGAACACGACCTCGACTCAGTGCATCGCGCAGCTCAATCGCAAGACCACGGGCGCGACGGTCACTGCAGCGACGGCAGGAACCAACCTCTTCAAGCAGAACGGAGCCAACCCGACCACGGATGCGACGCTCGCAACCTCCGGTACGGGCATCACGGCCACGGTCGAAGGAACCAACGGCGAGCAGCCCTGGATCCGAGGCTTCAACTCGCTGAACGGCGTGGAGTACCTCTCATCGCCTGAAGAGCGAATCATGGTGGCCCAGAACAGCAACTCCACCTACTGCATCATTGGCCTGACGCTGGCCAACACGGCTCTCTCGGCCAACTGGGTTGCGGACATCAAGTGGCGGGAGCTGCGAGGCGCGTAACGCGACCTCTCACAACCAGGAGTACCCCCCATACCACTCCTGGAACTTACACGCCGCGGCGGAGCGATCCTCCGCGGCGTTTTTCTGAAAGGAGGCGCTTGTGCTCGCAGGCTTTAGAGATTTCAGGCAAATCGCCGGCGGGCGAGGGCAGATCTTCGTCGCCACGGCGGTCGTCACCGCACCGGCGATTTACACCGCCGCCGCCCAGACGGGCCCCATCCTCTACAACAACTCCGCTTCCAGCGGCAAGGGCGTCACCGCCTTTGTGGTCGCGATCGCCTATGGCGTGACCACCGCGTCCACCGTGGCCGGCGCGATCGGTATTGCGGTCGGTAACCAGGGAACGAGTGCTCCCGGAACGAACACCGGCATCACGCTCACCGGAAACCTCAACCCCGCGGGACCTGCTTCCAAGTGCACGCTTTACAACACAGCGACACTCGCCAATGCGCCGTCGGCCTTCATGGTTACCGGACACGTTCATACGGGTGCCGTCACGGTCGACACCGACGATGACAACCTGGTGCAACTCGGCGGCCTGGTGGAAGTCGATGCCGGCGGCTACTACGCCTCGGTAGCGGCGAGTGCGGCGCTCACCACGGCCGTGATGAGTATCTCGATGGTGTGGTTCGAAACCCCGAACGACTAGGAGTCGCTCATGCCTCTCAAATTTGGACAGCCCTACGACTTTACGACTCCGACCACGGCCGACGTCGCCAACTACGTCAATGCGGCGCTGATAGCGTTACTGCCGACGGGGGGCAACACCGCGACGGTGGCATCGGGTGCTGCGGTCTCACTGACGACTGCGACCGCCAAGACCGTCACCAGTCTCAACCTGGCCGCGGGCAGTTACCTCGTCTGGGGGAACGTCGACAACACGTTGACCGGTGCCACCACGACGGCCTTTGTGGCCGGTATCTCGCTCACCAACAACACGCTGCCGACGCAGGCGGGCGGCTCGGGACTGGGCACCGATCCGCTCTCCAGTCAGTTGGTGGTACTGACCACGACCACCGGCACACACTCGGTCGATGTGGGCATGACCACTTTGGTGCTGACGGCCACGACGACCACTCCGGTGTATCTGGTCGCGCAGGCGACTTTCAGCGCGGGAACGGTGGCCGCTTACGGCACGATCTTTGCGCTTGCGCTTTGATGGCGGCATGCGATGCCAGCCGGCCTTGCTGATGTCGATATTTGCAACATGGCGCTCAGCCAATTGGGGCTGAGTAACCTTATCCAGTCGATCAACCCACCGGACCAATCCAGCCAAGCTCAAGCGCTCGCCTTCTGGTTTCCCAAGTGCCTGGATGAGGCAGTCCAGAGCGCGCCCTGGTCGTTCGCCTACTTCTTCACCAACCTGGTACAGGAGCCGGTGCCCTCGACCACCGGTCCCCAGCTGGGCTATGCCGCTCCAGGCTGGCAGTACAGCTATCAGTTCCCGAGCGATTGCTTACAGCCGATCGCGGTGACGACGCTGGAGGGCTCGCGCTATGGCCCGCAGTTCTGGACCGGCTACTGGTGGCCGAGTGTGGGGATGACGCTCTCGCTGCCGAAGATTCCCTACCAGGTGATGCAGTCGATCGCCAACCCCGGCACGCAGTGCATCCTGTGCGACTTTCTGGCGAGCGCCCAGAGCCCGCTTTATCTGTGGTACATCCAACAGATTCGATCGACCGCGAACTTCGATCCAATGTTCGCTCAGGCGCTCTCGCAGCTGCTGGGCTGGCGTGCTGGAGGAGTCCTGCGCGCCGCGAAAGACAAGGTCGATACCTGCATGCAGAACTGGAAGGCCGCGCGCCTCGAGGCCCTGGCCCAGTGTCTGAACGCTGCCCAACAGGACTTGGCTCGTGACTCGCCCTCGGTGCAGTCGAGATGGTAGACATTGCGCAAGTCAGCTTTGCGAAGGGGGAAGTATCACCGATCGCAGCAGCCCGAACCGATGAGGCCTTCTACTCATCGGCGCTGCAGACCTGCTCGAACTTTTTTGTGCACCCCGAGGGCGGCGTCTCCAACCGTCCGGGGACGCAGTACATCGCCACCGTCGCCCAGACGGCCAACGGCTCTTATCTGGTCCCGTTCATCTACAACAACCAGCAAGCCTATCTGGTCGAGTTCACCTCGATCCCATCGGGAGGATCCCCTGGCTCGATCAACGTCTATGCGAACGGCGCGCTAATCCAGAGCGGCATTGCGACGCCATACCTCATCTCTGATCTGCCGAATCTACGCTGGGCTCAGTCGGCCGATACGCTCAACGTTACGGTGCAAACGCAGCTGCTCTATCAGCTCAAGCGCATTACGCCGACCAGCTTCACCTTCACCACCCCGACGCTCTACTTCGGCCCGTTCCAGGACTTAAACACCGACGGCACGACCTACGTGTACGTCTCGGGGACCGACGGCACGGTGACGATCACGGCGAGCTCGGGCATCTTCAAGCCGACGCATGTGGGCGCACTCTTTACGATCCAGGAGCAGTACCTCTCATCGGTGATGCCCTGGACGGCCGATCAGACCTGGTCGACCGGAGGCGCGACCGTCTCGGGCGCCTACTGCCGAAGCGACAACAAGATTTACCAGGCGGTGGGCCCGCCGGGGAGCGGCGATACCAACACCGGACCCTTCCAGCCGGTGCATACGCTCGGCACGCAGTGGGACGGCAACGTGGGGCCTCTGACGGGGACGCCGGGATTTCAGATCGGCATCGAGTGGCAGTACGTCTCGACCAATGCGGGCGTGGCTCTGATCACCTCTTACATCAGCCCGACGCAAGTCACTGCGGTGGTCCAGGATTACAAAGGCATCGCCGCAAGTTTCCCGCCGACGGTGGTGGGTGGACCTCAGAAGAGCTCGACCTCTCACTTCACGGGCGATGGCTCCTCGTTGAGCTTCGGTCCCCTGGCTGGGATGACCACGCAGGATCCGAATCAGTTCTTCGTGACCATCGCCGGAGTCTTTCAGGACCCCTCGATCTTCACGATCACAGCGATCAACGGCAATATCGTTTTCTTCACCCCTCCAGCCAATGGCGCTGCGATCGCGGTCTCCCAAGTCACCGGCACGCTCAACAACATCTACGTCAACCTGGCGTCCGGTAATACGCCGGTGCCGATGATCGGCCTGTGCCTGTCAACGTATTGGGCCTTCGGTGCGTTCTCGCCGCTGCAGGGCTATCCAGCCGACTGCTGCTACTTCAACGATCGACTGACACTCGCGTCGACTCCGCTGCAGCCGCAGAGCTTTTGGACCTCCAAGGTTTCTGATTATCAGAACTTCGGTGTGAGCGACCCGCAGCTCGACTCGGATGCGATCACTGAGACCATCAACGCTCGCCAGCAGAACCCGATCAATAACCTGCTGCCGATGAATAACCTGCTGCTCGGGACGGCGTCTGCCTCGTGGCGCGCGGTGGGGAGCAATGCGATCGGCGCGATCTCGCCCAACGACATCACGCTCATCCCGCAGGAGTTCTTCGGGATGCAAAACATCCCGGTGGTCCAGACCGGCACCACGATCGTCTACGCGCAGTGGGGCGGACGCAAGATCCGCGACATCCAGTACAACTTCTATACCGATAAGTTTCAGGGTCAGGAGTTGACGCTGCTCGCGCGTCATATGTTCCCCTTCGGTGTGACGGCGCTGCGCATGGCCTACGCGCCCGAGCCCTATGGCCTGCTCTACATAGTGCGCTCGGACGGCAAGCTCTGTGTGGTGACCTATCTGCCGCAGACACAGTCCTTTGCGCCTCCGGAGCAACAGCTGATCGCCTGGACGACCTGGAGCACCAACGGGTTCTACGAGGACATCTGCGTGCTCCCGGAGAACGGCTCTTTCTCGGTCTACACCATCGTGCGCCGCGTGCTCGGTGGCGTGACCGAGCGCTATATCGAACGCTTTGCGCCTCGAGAGTATTCCAGCATCAGCGATGCCTTCTTCGTCGACAGCGGGCTCACCTACGACGGGCGCAATACCACTTCTGTAACGATGACGCTGGGCAACGTCCATGCGCCAACGCTCCAGGCCACGCTGGTGGCAGGACTTCAGCCCGCCTCATCCAACGCCGGCTATGGGACGGTGGGCTATGGATCGCTGACGCCGGCCGTCGACGCCAATGGCAATGTGATCGACTCGCTCTTCTATAACTTCGGAGCCAATTATCTGGAGCTCAACATCAGGAGCTCCACGGTCCTGGGCGCAGGCTACGCCGACTCGTTCCTAATCAATGGGGTCTCGCCAGGGGTGGCTTCGTACACCTTTACCGCGGGCATCAATAGCTACTTCTACAACAACCCGCCGGTAACCCTGGCGGTCGGTCAGACCTACAGCATTTCGGTCGGCTCGCTGGTCACCACTGGCACGGTGCTCGCGCAGGGGACCGGAACGCTGACCGCCTCCTCAGCCTCCGGCTGGGCTGGGTTTGTCGCAAGCGATGTTACTCACAACAACGTGATCGCACTCAACGATCCGACCACCGGGGCTCTGATCTGCCGCCTTCTGATCACGGGCGTGACCTCGAGCACCGTGGCGAGCGTGCGTTTTCTCGATCCGGTGCCGGCGAGCCTGCTCAATGCCGCAACCGTCAGCTGGAGCTTTGCCCGCACGACCTTCTCGGGATTGCAGACCCTCGAGAGCCAAGTGGTCTCGATCTTCGCGGATGGGTCGGTCTTGCCGCAGCAGACGCTGAGCATCAGCGGCTCGCTCACGCTTCCGGTCGCGGCCTCCGTGGTTCATGTGGGCTTGCCGTACACCAGTCAGCTGCAGTCGCTGAATCTCAACATCCAGAACGCCGAGACCATTCGCAATCGCATCAAGAGCATCCCGCGGGTGAGCTTCGTGGTCGATCAGTCCTACCCCTTCATGGCCGGTCAGGACTTCGTGCGCATGTTGCCGGTGATTCAGCGGCAGCACGAAAACTACAACCAGCCGATCACGCCGCACACGGGCGTGCTCTCGGTGGACCTGCAGACCGAGCCGCTCGACGATGCTTACGTCTGCGTACAAATGAGCGATCCGGCGCCGCTGCGCGTGCTCTCCTGGATTGCCGATGTCGACGTCGGGGAGGCGCAGTAAATGGCCGGCGACGATCTCTCATACTTCACCCCGACGGCTCAGATGTGGAACGTCCCGCAGACGGCGCCGACCAACTGGTCGCCGTATCTGTCCATGCTCGGCGGCGGCATGCAGCTCGGGGCTTCGATCGCTCAGGGCAATGCCGATGCGGCACTCGCCCGCCAGAACGCTGCGATTGCCTCGACCCAAGGACGCATCGAAGCTCAGAGCGGGGCGGAGCAGGCCGAGCTCTACCGCCAGCACCTAGCGCAAACCCTCGGCAAGCAACAGGCCAGCATCGGAGGCGCGAATGTCACCATGTCGGGCTCGGCGCTCAAGGCGGTCTCGAGCACTGCGGAACTCGGCGCCAAGGACATCGCACAGATTCAGTTGAACGCCGCTCGAAAAGCCTGGGGCTATAACGTGACCGCGGCCGGGGATCTGGCTCGAGCGAACTGGGAAAAGAAAGCGGGCCTGATGCAGGGCATCGGAGGCCTTATCACCTCGGGCGCGAGAGCCTACGGTCAGTGGTCGACTTAAGCTACCAACAGAGCGTCCAGAGCGAGGGCCCTCCAGGAAGAGCCTATCCACGGCTGCCCGAGGAAGTCCCGCAAGGAGCCTTTGGCGGGGAAATCGGCCGGGGACTTGAGAGCGCTGCCGAAATCGAACAGCGTCACGTCGAGGCGGTCACCGAGCAGGTTCGCCACACCCAATTCACCGACGCACACAACCAGATGCAGTCCATTGCCAATGGACTTTCCTATGATCCGAAAGACGGGTTTATGGGCCTTGAGGGTAAGAACGTCTTCGGGAAGTCCGGCGACTACCTATCAAGATACGACCAAGCGGTGGCGGGCGTACTTGCGAACGTTCCTGACGCCAAAGCGCGCTCCGCCGCGCAAAACGCCGCCGGCGAAATAAGAAACCATCTGCAGGAGCAGTTCGGGGCGCACGAGCTCGGGCAGATGAAGGCCTTCTCGGCCAAGACCGATGCCGACGGCGTCGACATTGCGACCCAAACAGCGATCAGCAATTACAACCACCCCGACATCATTGCCTCCAACCTGAACAAGATCGATGGGCTTCTGGCTCATCAGTCCGATACGCAGGGCTGGAGCCCCGAGGAGTTTGGTGAGGCGCGCTACAAGCAGCGCCAGAACGTGCACCAAGGTGTGCTCGATCACATGATCGCCGACAACCAAATCGGCATGGCGAGGGCCTACTATGACCAGTTCAAAGGGGAACTTCGGCCGTCGGAAGTCAGAACGTTCGAGACGGCGATCGAGGCCGGCCAAGTCAAAGCGACCGCCAACCAAGTCATCCGCGCCTACCGCCTCGACACCGCTGCCGGCGCCAAGGCCTTTACAGCCCTGGAGCACGATCCAAACCTCAGCGATGAGCAGCGTACCGCGGTCGTGCGTCAGGTCGAGCAGGGACGACGGGATCTCGCCCTCGAGCGACAACAGGACCCCACCATCCAAAGACAACTCACTGGTATCACGGATTCGATCGCTCTGGGCCAGGCTGACGGAGGGACCCTTGCTCGCCTCGAAGGACTCTACCGACAAGGGGCGGTGACTGACGAGCAGCACCTCTCCTATCGCGATGCCATCCAGCGGGCGCAGAAAAAGCAGGATGCCGGGCAGGCACTCCTATCCTATGCGCAGGATGCCTATGACAACCGTCGGCCCTTAGATCCGCGAACCGAATCGAACGCAGCCGATGCGCTCCTTTATTCGCAGACCCTGAAGCAGCCTCCGGGCTCCCCGCTCTATCGCCAGTCGGTGCTCAACATCGCCGACCGGATCGGAGTGATTCCCAAATCCGCACTCGAATGGGCGCGCGGCAATCTCTTAGGGGGAGATCCACAGACTGCGGGAGCCGCAGCACAACTCCTCGCCGAGCTCCACGAGACAGCCCCCGGAGCCTATGACGAGCAGGTACAGGACAAAGGGATGAGAGTGCTGGCCGATGACATCGCGCGCTTCACGGCCGCAGGAACTCCCTCAGAGAAGGCCCTGCGACTCGCGCGCGAGAAGCAGCAAGGGCAGGGCACCCCAGAGAGGAAATTCCTCGATGCTGCTTGGGCCAAGGCCACCAAGGGCACCGATCAAGCGCATGAACTCAGTTCCGCGCTCTCGGACGATCCGGCCTTCGAAGGCACCGGTTTCCCATTCTTCAAACCCGGAGTGCCCGAGATTCCCAGTGCCCTGGCGGCTGAGTATCAGGACCTGACGCACGAGTATTTCATTAAAAGCCACGGCGATATGGAGCAGGCCAAAGCGCTGGCGCTCAAGGACCTCAAGGGCGTCTGGGCGGTCTCGAGCGTCAATGGCAAGCGGGAACTGATGAAGTATGCCCCCGAGCTCTCGGGGCTCTCAGCCGATGAGGTGCGGGCCAATCTCACCGCGATCGGCCATCCCGATGCCCACCTGGTCGAGACTCCAGAGACCGGTCGCTACCGGGGGAAAGTGTTTGGACTCGCTGAGAAGAAGAGCATCGGCGGCAACGACTACTGGGACACCGCCTACGATGAACACGGGAACGCTCTGCGCTATCACTTGCCGGACGCCAGCGGCGCTCAGAGACAAGCTCAGGAGCAGGCCCGCGCCAAGGCGATCGAGAAGTTAACGCGCATCCAACGCGTACAGAAGACGCAGGAAGCCGGCCAACAGGAATTCACCCATGAGTTCGGGGGCATCCGCTGATGCCGCTGCTGCCCGCACAAGAAGATCCCATGGATGCTCCAGTGGCGACTTTCCAGCGCTCAGCCGAAAGCCAGGAGGGCAATACGCCCGGATGGCTCGATGTGGCGCGCGTCGCAGGTCAACAGTCCTTTGGCGATCTGTACAACAAGGTCAAGACCGACTCGTTCATCATGGCCGGGGGAGATGATCCCAACTACAACCCGATCGAGCATCTACCCGCGGGAGGTCCCACCCAGCACACCAGCTACGCCGACTATCCCGACTTCCTGGATGCTCGCAACAGCGCGCAGATGGAGCAGATCCGCCGCAAGGTGGATGCCGATGCTCAGGGACAAGAGACCTTAGCTCGCGCCGGAGGCGCCAAGGCTTTCGCCGCCAACATGGCCATCGGTAGCACCGATCCGCTGAACCTCGCCATGATGGCACTGGTCCCCGAAGTCGCTCCCACCCGACTCGGCAATGCACTGCGTCTGGCACTCACGAATGCGGCGACCACGGCGGGAGAGGCGGCCCTTCAGAACTCGGGCGAGGACTTCTTAACCCGCGGCACCGCGCTCAATGTCGCCGGCAGCGCCGTGCTCGGGGGAATTCTGGGCGCTGCGATCCGCCCTCGGATTCCGACGCCGGCCTTCAATGCGGTGAGCGATGCGGTGCATAGCGTGCTGCATGAAGGGCGTGATGCCTCCTCCGTGTTGGGAGAGATGCGTCCCTCGATCGCTTCCAAGGGGACGCTCGAGCCCACGATCACGGAGTTCCCGCAGACCTCAGCGCGCCCCGGAGAACCCACGCTAGAAGAGGATCACCCCACCGTCCCGATCGTCAATCCGGGTGAGGGATCGACCGCCGGCGCCATGGCGGTCGAGCATCCCCTCACGGGCGAGGACATGAACATCGCGCTCGGCGCGCGTCTCTTCAGTCGCACGGTCGGCAAGATCTATCCCGACATGAGGATTCTCAATTCGGAGTCCACGGCGGCCAAGAAGACGCTGCTCGAACTCGCCGACATCAAGCCGATGCTGGAGATGGACTACCAAGGCCGCGCTCGTCCCGACAACGTCGAGAACCAACTCTATCGCTACGATGCCATGCACCTGGAGGGCATCGCGCGCCGCAAGGGGTTCTATGCGCAGTACCTGAACCGTATGAAGGAGGAGGGCAGTCAGGCGATGTCGTTCCGTGAGTTTGAAGAAGCGATGTCGCATGCGGCCAACGAGGGGGATCGCAGCCCCATCCCTGAAGTGCAGGCGGCCACGGCCGATGCCAGACAGAGGATCTTCAACCCCACCAAGGAAGCTGCCCAGGCCGTGGGAGCTTTGCCTGATGAGATCAAGCTCGTGGGCGGAGAGTCCTATTTCCCGCACGTCTACGATCACCTGAAGGTCCGCCAGAACATGGCCGACTGGATCGAGCGCGTCCGCCAAGGCTTCATGGCCAAGGGCGTGGAATCCGCCGAGGCCACCGACTTCGCCTATAAGTGGACCAACCGCATGCTGGGCGGGACGGCAGGGCGGATGGACTGGCACGGCATGGATGACCTCATCCCCAAGGCCGGGCCCTTGAAGGACCGCACCATCGATTTCCCGCATGCGCTCCTTGAGCCCTATCGCGATAACGACTTCACCCATGTTGTGCACAACTATCTGCGATCGATCGGCCCTGAGATCGAGATCACCAAGAAGTTCGGTTCCCGCGATATGGCTGAGCAGCTGGGGGCGGTGGAGGATGAGTACTCCCACAAGATCGAGCAGGCCCGCGTTCAAGGCGATTTGAAGCGCATGGAGACGCTCCAGAAAGAGCGCGTCAAGACGGTCAAGGACCTCGAGATGCTGCGCGATCGCATGTACGGGGTCTATGGGGAGCCGAAGGACCCGGGCTACTGGTCGACCCTAGCCGGAAGACTCTTAGGAGGACTGCGGAACTTCAACGCTTCGCGCGTCCTGGGCTTTGCGACCTTCAAGCATGCACCCGATGTGGCCAACATGATCATGCGCTACGGGACGCCACGAACCTTCGCGGCACTGGCCAAGCTCGGCACCAGCATCAATGCGACCAAGCTCGCCGTGCGCGCCGCGCAGCGGATTGGGGCCGCCGGCGATATGGTGATGAATGTCACCGGCTCCTTGCTCGGGGACTATGCCTCGCACTCCCAGTTCGCCGAACAACGAGCGCTCTCGAAACTTGCCCGCACCGCAACCATCGCCTCCGGTGAGACGCCGCTCATCACCTTCTTCCAGGCCGTCACCTCTACGTTGGGTCACGATGAGGTGTTGAGAGTCGCCGAGCGCTTGGCATCGGGCCGGGGTGTGTCGGCCAATCGACTCGCCTCCTTTGCCGCTGCCGGTCTCGATGAGGACATGCTGCGCCGGATTGCCTCTCAAGCCACCAACGTCACCAAGATGCGGGGACTCCGTCTCGCCAACACCGAAGCCTGGACGGACCGGGCCGCCGCCCGTGCTTTCGATGCCGCCGTGGTACGAGAAGCCCATGCCGTCACCTTGCGTCCTGGAGTCGCCGATACGCCCGGGATCATGTCCGAGGATGTGGCCAAGACGCTCTTCCAGTTCAAGAGCTTCGGTTTTGCCGCCTCCAAGCTGGTCACCGCTCGAGGCCTTCAGGGACTCGCTCACGGGGACCCTCGCGCCGCCCAAGGGTTGCTCGCGGCTCTCACGGCTGGCGCCTTGGTGGCGATGATGCAGCGGAAGATGTCGGGGCAACGCATCGATAGCGACCCCAAGCAACTGGCGCTCCACACGCTCGAGAACTCGAATGTGACCGGCTGGGTCGGGGATCTGATTTATCCGAGTCTGTGGCAGAGCGGCTTCTCTGGCAGCAATAACCCCATGCGTTGGTCAGCCACTCAGTTACTCGGGCCCTCGGGGGAACTGGCCGAGCAGGCCCTCGAGCACCGCTTCCCGGCGCGGATTGCAAACTTGGCGACGGCCAATCACTTCGCGGACTGGACCGGGCAACAGAAGCTGCCGTTCAGGCGCTCGGATCTGCACTTCCTGCGCCAGATGGTTCCGGGGCAGTCGCTCTGGTACCTGAGAAACGGGCTCGATCATCTCGAGGATGTCCTGGGTGATGGCTTTGATCTACCCGGCAAGAGCCAGCAAGAACTAGCACGAGAACGAGGACAGCAATGATGTATTCTCGGGAGGCACTGTGACGATTGCGCTTACGAACTCCAACCCGGTGCAGTACGCCGGCAATGGCTCGGCGGTCACCTTCTCCTATCCCTGGAAGATCTCAGCGGCCACGGACCTGCTCGTCGGCTTCATCAGCGGCGGGGTCTACACCCAGCAGACCGTGGGCTTCACCGTCTCGGGTGTCGGTAACAACGGTGGTGGGGCAGTCACCTTCTCGAGCGCTCCGGCCAACGGCACCACCGTGGACCTGCGCACCGTCACGCCGCAAGTGCAGCCGACCGAGTTTGCCAATTCATCGGCGTATCTGCCGGAGAACTCGACCAACGCCATGGACCGCGTGACTCGAGCTCTGCAGGACCTGACGCGCCTCACCTACACCTTCGGCATTCATGGACCGGACCAGGAGACGACGGCCTGGCCGGCGCTTCCGGGAGCGAGCGGGCGAGCGGGCAATGCGCTGGTGTTTGATGCGAATGGTCTGCCGGTCATCGGGGCTCTGACCTCATCGGCCTTGACGCAGTCGCAGTTCAACTCGTTCTACTCTCAGGCGCCGCAGTCGACGTTTGATAATTTCTTTGCGGCCACCTCCCAGCTGACGTTCAACAACTTTTACGCCAACACGCCGCAGTCGCAGTTCAACACTTTTTATGCGGCCGCACCGCAATCGATTTTCAATACGTTTCTGGCGGCCGCGGGCAGTGCCACTGCGACCTCGGGGCAGTTCACCGGCACGGTCACGGGGCTGACCACGACGGTCCAGGGCCCAGTCAACTACAACATTACCGGCAATATCTGCGTCCTGTACTGCAACTTCGGCATGTTCGGGATCTCGAACACCAACTCACTTTCGCTAACGGGACTGCCTTCCATCGTGCGGCCCACCGGGACCATGAACGTGCACTGCTTCACGTTCAACAACGGGGACCTGGTGTCGAGCCGCGCGACCGTGTCCCCTGGCTCATCCATCTTCTTCTCGCCCGCCGTCGTCTCGGGGACTGCGGTCACCTATAACCTGTCGACCCAGTACGTCACCTCGGGCACCAAGGGACTGGATACCTCCTGGTGCATTGCCTACGCACTCTCATGAGCGCACTACTGTGTTGCCTGTATCTGGCCACTGGGCTCTCGTACATGGCCCACACGCCATCGCCGATGCCCTACGGCTCGCACTGGTGGTACTACGACATCACTCACGTTCGCGATCCCTACGGAGTCGTGGAGGGCGGCTACTCGAGGAGCTTTGGGCGCTTTGCGCTCGAGTTCGCCGCGCGTCACGAATCATCCATCCCGGCGGCCGACTTCGGCCAAAACACATTGGAGATGAGAATCCGGTGGTATCCCTGGAGACCGCATGACAGCCAACGGTAACGGCAACAACGGCACTCTGACGCGCATCCTGATCGGCCTATTGGGCATGCTCTCAGCGAGCGGGATCATGGGCTCCGTGGTCATGTACGGCCAAGTGCAGGCCCTCGCCGCTCAGGTCCTGGACGATCATCGACAACTCGACGAGCACGAGCGGCGCCTTCGCAACTGCGAGCGCACCGAGAAAGGCGTGCATCGACTGTGAGCCCGAATAATCCCCTCAACATTCGGCGCACTCGAGACACTTGGCTCGGGATGGACCCTTCCATCCCTGGCGCCTACTGCGCATTCACTTCGCCCGAATACTGCTACCGGGCTGCCGCGATCATCATCCGAGGGTATGAAGGTCGCGGGATCCATACCCTCGGGAACCTGACACTCGGGGACGGCTCGCTCAAGCGGGGACTGATTTACACCTGGGCGCCTCCCGAGGATGGCAATCCGTCCGAGCAGTACTTGAACAACGTCTGTAACTGGACCGGAGTGGGTCCACAGACCGTGCTGCTGCGACTCGGCACGCTGGATGTACTGCGAGCGATGACGCGGCAGGAATCGGGCGATGAGGTTTCCAAGACGATCCCGGACTCGACCATCCTGCTCGGGATCACCCTGTCCAATCCACAACCGGAGACATAACCATGGTTGATCTATCCACCGTCAAGAGCACCGCTCAGGCTGACCTCAACAAGGTACAGACCGAAATCGGCTTCGTGCGCGCCAACTGGGGCAAGCTCTCCATCGTGATAATCCTGGCTGCAGCGGCCGGCCTGGTCGTCGGCCACATCCTATGACCAAGCGCGTGGCGAGCATGGAACGCTCGCTGTGCCTGGCAGTGGCGCTGGCCTGGAGATCGCACGGGACGAAAGTGCTCGGCTCCTGCAGCGCCATTCTGCCGGGACTGCTGGCCATTGACGGCCTAGTGCCCAAGGCTCAGATGAAGTGGTGGCTGGCGGCGAACGTCGTGATCGGTGCACTCACCGTGCATCGAGGCTTCGTCAACAGCCAGAACCTCAAATGAGTTTCACCGTCATCATCGCCTTGGCGCGCGATGTGTTCATCGTGCTTGCGCTCGGCTTTGTGGTCTTCTGGATTTATCGCACCGGCGGCGATCGGGTGCGCCTGGCGGATCTTAAGATCGTCCAGGATCAACTGACCCACAACACGCAGTTGGAAGCCGGATGGAAGACCGAAATTGTTGCCGCGGAGATCAGACGTGAACAGGAAGAGTCAGAGCTTAGTGCTCGCATCGATGCTCAGCGCGCTCCTGTGCGGCTGTGTCGATCGCCCAGTCCCAGCCCCGTGTCCAATCCCACCGCCCCCGCCGAGGGTAGTCATTCCGCCGGCGGGAGCGTTGACAGAGGACCTGGAAAAGATCTTAGGCCAGACATCAACGCCTTCGAGCTCAAGTACGAGAACGCCTTAAGTGACTGTCGAGCGGCGCTTGCGTCGTGGCCGACAGCAAAGTAGCAGCATCGCCAGGAAGCTGAGCGCTCCGACGCCGGTGGCCGGATCGATCTCCGGAGCGGCGACGGGATCAGAGGCAGCCTGCGACTCCTGCGGAAAGTAGTACGTGTAGCTGTCGTACTGAGTGGAAGGCGCAATCGCCTCGCAGCTGTAAGGTGCTCCGACAAACGGATTCACCCAGCCGTCCAGGATCATCTCTTCGTGTACGCAGTAAAAGGGTGCAGGAGGCTGCGCGTTAGCGAGTGCCGGTAGCAGGGCGAGGATCAGAAATAACTTTCTCATCGGATTCTCCAGTATTCCCCCTGTCTGGATTGTTTTGAATTGGCTTCCAATGCCCGTCGACGATGAAGGCGAGGGCGGCGACGAGCCACAGCAGGTGATCTCGATCGGCGCCAGTGATCAGCGCCTCGGCGAAGATCCAGTCTGAGACTATGCCGCGCCTGAGCGCTTCCAGGTAGCGGCGTTTGAAACCGGGATCGGGCTCAAAGGCGATCATGCCCACATGGGAATCCATCCCAAGATGCGGGCGAGTTCAAAGAAGAATCCGCCCGCATTCACGGTCGCAGCGATACCGGCCGCAACCGCAGTCCACCGATTGCCGAAGCCCAGATTGGCCCACACCATCGCGGTGCAGGCACCGCCGACCGCGAGAAACGCGATCGCGAGGATAAAGGCCAGTGGGTCTGTAGTGTTCATGAGTTAAACGATGCTCAACTCTGTGTCTAACTTCCGATTGATATCGTCGAGTGCGAACATGGACCATCCGGGTCCGGGCTCAATGATGGGCTGATCATCTGCCAGCTCATAATGCACTCGACACCAGAGGCGCGGGATGTCCATAAACAGATACGGCCGGTAAGGGCCGAGTGGCGTGAACTCTCGCGCCTCAAAGTCAAAGTCGTCACAACAGAACCAGCGTTCAGGACGCATCGGATGGTTGATCCGGTGGCAGTTCCGCCTCGATAACGCCTGCCATATAGCGCAGGTCCTCCGGTGTGCGTACCGCGTCGAGCAGAATCTCTGGGGAGGCTGCTGCCATGGCGGGGCGCTCCTGGCCGTCACGGCGAACGTAGTAGAGCACCCACCAGCCTTTCGGTAATGACTCGCTCATAGTTGGTTATCGCTTCCAGAGCTTTGGGTCAGGCTCGACCTGTTCAAAGGAGTAGTCCCGCTCGGGCGTGCCTCCAGTGGCGTGCAGCACGGTCTGTGGTACTGCTGCACTTTCGGCGATGCGCTTCATGCGAAGCGAGATATCCCACGCCTTGTGACGCTCCCAGAACTCTTCGACGCACATGATGAAACAGGACCAATCGTCGGCGTTGTAGCCCAGCATCTGCGTCTTATTGTCGCAGTGCTCAGCGATCCACCGGCGTAGCGAGTTCAGTACATCGACCCCTCGGGGCACGATGTCACCGGGAAGATCATTGGCGAAGTTCGTCTGGCGCGGCGCGATCTGCTCGTACCACGTACGCCACTGGCAGTGATGGTCCCAGGCACGCTCATCCATTGTCCGAGTTCCGATGTAGTTTGGTCACTTTCTAGCCACTTATTCGCAACAGTTCGCTACTCATTATCTAATACGATTCAGGGCGCTGCGCGTAAGTCATTGTCTAAACTGAAAATCCGCGTGTCGGTGGTTCGATTCCGCCCCTGGCCACCAAATAAATCAAAGCCTCCGGTGCTGGACAAATAAACAACACGTGTTGCGAATTTTCGCCCATGTTTCTTATTTCAACGGAGTCACTTTTCGCACGCCCCGGTCATACACTCCACGCGTCATCGCCATCGATGTATGCCCCGCTCGCTCGAAGGCTTTTTGGATATCGACGCTGTCGCTGATGTTCTTGGCTCGCAGGTCGTGGAACGTGAATCGCTCCTGCAGCGCGCCGAGCTTTAGGGCCTTCTTCATCGTCCGTTGCCACACAGCGCGGAATCCCTCCGATGTATAGGGCTTCCCGGACCGCGTGCGGATCACGTAGCCGCCGATGTGAACCACGGGCACCATCTGCCGAGCTCGCTCCAGGACGTGCCTAAGCGTGTCTGATTGCGCCACAAGCAGCCTCTTGCCGGTCTTGTGCTGCTCGAAATAGATTCCGTCATCGCTGACGCTCTTCCACATCAGAGTGAGTAGATCGCCCTGACGCTGTCCGGTGATTAGCGCCAGATCCATAGCGACCCGAACGCGTGGGCCCGCGACGGTGTAGAGGGCCAGATATTCCTGGTCGGTAACGTACCGGCGTCGGCGCCGCGAGGCGTTACGCTCTACACCTAAGCACGGGTTTCGATCAGCCACGTACCAGCGGCCCACCATCTTGCGGTAGATGGCGGACAGCACAGCCACTTGGCGGTTCGCCTGGATCTTGCCCTTAGGCCGATCCAAGAACTGCCCGATATGCTTGGATGTGAGTTCGTCTGGCAGCATGTGACCAAACACCTTGTCCAAGAGTCCGAGGGCACGCGCATAGTCCTTCTGCGTTCGTGGCATTAGGGTAGGTAAGACTTCGCGCTTGTAGCGCTCGAAGTGATCGTGTAGCCGGGCGCCGGCCTCAGGGATAACCGGCTTGGTACGCTCGGCCATGAACTTCCAGACTTCGTGCTCATCGCCTTCGGTGGCGATCCTGATCGGTGGCTCATTGGGAGCCCGATACCAGTAGGCGCCATTGATCACGGTGACGCGGTCAGGAAGGTGGACGTTTTGGGTTTTTCTTCTGCCCATGGTTTACATCTCGCGCAGGATTTCTAGGCGGGGTGTACTCCCTTTCCTGCGGGCTGTAAATTTTTGCGACGTCGCAAATAGATCCCTGGCAACCAATGGATAGCCATCAGATGCCCGAGACCGAAACGGGATATCCATCTTGGCCAGGGCTTGCTTCTGCCGCTTCTGGTAGGTGTAGCCGGTTAGCTCTACCAGCTCTTGTGGTGTGAGCCACAGGCTCATTTGCGGCGGTCCTCCGCGTCTATATGCGATCCCCAACGAACCTCGCCCCGCTCCGCTACCTTGTTGTACGGCGGCTTGAAGCGCCGAATAAGGGCGATCTCAGCGTCGGCCATATCGATGATCCGGCCATCCCACTTGTAGATCGTGGCCTTGTTAAACGGGATCTGAGGCAGGTGCCGATAGCGGGTCTCGCAGTACTGAGCGCCAAAGTCCCTGATCTGCTCCTGCCGGTTGACTCGGTCTACGGCCTGGGTAGAAGCTCCGATGTACAGCAGCTCATCGTCTAGCCAGAGGAAGTAAATTCCCTTGCCGCGGACGCATTCAGGCAGTCCCTGAAAATCCTCCAGAGTCATATGCTTCCAGTCAGGTTGCATCACTCACACTCTTCTCAGCGCGTAAGGGCAAAGGCTATCGCTATCGCTAGCGCAACGAACGCAGCCATATTGGCAATCGCTATTAACTTGCTCACGTTTCCTCCGGTGTCGGTCTCGTATCGCCACACTCGGCGCATTGATCGAACCCAGTGCCCGGTATGCCGTAGTGGGTCATTGGGTGCCATTTGTGTTGGCAAGCCGCCGTCTCGTCCGCTGGCCTGCTGAAACCGTCCGTATCGCCCTTAAGGGCGGCTTTAGCCACTAGCGCGGCCTCCTGGCAGCGGTCACAGCAGGTATTGCCGGCGATAGACTCCAGCGCCGCGCGCAGCCGGTTGCGTTCGTCCATGTAGCGGTGCGCCTCTTGGAACATTTCGGCCTCTCGGACCTGCAGCCGCTCGATTTCTGCTGCTTGATTGTGGATGGTGTCCTCGTCCTTCAGGCCAGCATGCTGCAGCTTCTCTATCTCGCACTGCAGGCAGGTGTAGCCCTGTGGTTCGGCTACTGGCCGCAAGTGACCGCAGACTCCAAGATTTGAGGGACGCAGGTACAAGCAACGTTCATAGTGCCCGCTGGCGCACTCGGCGCAGAGCCCGCGCCCGGGGCCGGCGTCGCGACAGTTCTGTTTTGAGGACTGCTGCTCCTTCATCGACGGAACCAGTGCAGTCCATTCGGTGCAAGGCGAGCCGCCATGCCATGCGCCGCCGCACCTGTCGCACGTATTCTCGGTCCGGTGAGCAGGGCTTTCGCTGGCGCTGCCTTTCGGCCCTTCGCCACCAGCTTGCTTGTAGTCCCCAGAGGGGCATTCACCCTGCAGGCTTTGAGTCGTCTTATCCATGAAGCGTCTCGCATTGTGGATCGCAGCCAAAGTGATAATGAAGCTCGGCCCGCATGCTTTCGATGCACAGTGCGGCTCGGCGCAGGATGATCGGCGTATCGCTATCGTCCGTAGGTCCTGCGGCGTAGGCGTCGGCCAGCTCCCGCAGCTCGACTACAAGATCCGATGGACGCTGCTCGGTCATGCTGCTTCCCCGCACTTCATGCACACAGATCCTGGATGCGTGTCCAGCTCCCTGAAGACGTGCTTGCAGATGGTCCAAACGTTGGCGCGCACTCCCATGAGGTCGCTACCCATGAGCGCCTCGGCCATTCGGTTGCCGTACGCGCAGAGCACAATGCCGAATGGCGGCGTGGTTACGGCTCCGCAGCCATTGCCTCCCGGCCGGTGTCCCCTCTCGAAGTAAATGCGTCCCTTGAGGAATAGGAGGGCCGTAGCGGCGTTCATGTAGTCCTGCAGGTCATGGGTCTCGGTACGTGCCGGCATCAGCGCTATACCGTTCCCATGCTGCAGCAGACGCTCATACCAAGGCCGTTTGCTGGTGAAGGGCGGGTTCAGCCACACCGAGCCCTTCCATTCGGCTGTCAGCCCATTGTCCGCCTTGGTCAGATGGCGTTTAGCGGGGACATTGGAGGGCGGAACCCCTGGGCTACACGGGTCCAGGTCGAACTCGATCGAGAGTGCGCGAAACATCCACAGCGGCGTGTACCACTCGTCATTCTCATTGCTGACGCCGGCAGCATCAAACAACTGAGTACCGACCCGCTGTTCAGTAGTCCGCTCGCATTTAGTCGCCATGAGTTCGCTCCATGCCGCGGGCCATGATCTGGTAGTCGCGCTCTGTGGGCGGAAATTCTTTGCGCTTAATGCGGCTTTCTACATACCTCACGTAGTCCTCAAGCTCTCGAATACGGCCGACAGAAAAATCCACAAGATTACCCAGATGATCGATTTTATCCGCAGCCCATGGGTAGTCTGTCCGCAGGCGGTTCATATCTTCGTCGCTCGGATCTGCCGTCACCATTTCAAAACTCCCTCTTTCGTCAGCGCTACCTGAGTGCGCAAGATCCCACGCAGGAAATCGATCTGAACGTCTGCGCTCTTGTCGCTATCGACCTTGGCGTGACAAGCCGAGCAGGCCCAGGCGCCGATGACATCGGGGCTTTTGGTGCTCATCCCGCTGACATCGACCATGCGATAGTGAGCGAGGACCGTAGTGGCAGGATCAAAGTTACAGACGCCGATCAGGCGGATCATGCAGGGGCGGCCTCTGGCGAGTTCACGCAGCTTCGACACGGTCGTGCTCCCAGTAGTCCGGATCGGCATCGGGGATGAAGATCCCGTGTTCTGCAGCCCTTCGCTGTATAAAGCCCACATAGTCGCTGAACTCAGACTTGTTAAGACGTGAACTACGCTTGAGGGGTCGCAGGCGCTTACGTCCGAAGCCCTTAATCGTTTCCCAACCAAAGCACTCTCCCAGCATGTATTCGTGGATGTCGTCCAAGTCCCAGCCGTCGAGATGCTTGGCGATAGGGGGATAGCACACGCCCCACAGATACCGGTTCTGCTGCGTGGTGCGCTTGGACTTGTGCTCCTCAAGTTCCAAGCGCCAGGCCTTATCCATCGGCAGAGACGCGAGCAGATGCGCAATGCGCTGGATCACGCTGTCGCGTCGGAGCGCTGCCGGCAGGATGAACGACTGTTTCATCGGCCGTTGTACCTCGGCTCCTCGCGCTCCTTCTCCATCGCCACGGCGACGAGTTTCTTCCAGTAAGAGCGCTCGTTGCTCTTGAGGAACTTCCAAGCCGCAAGGCTCAGCTCGTGCTGCGTCTTCAACGTGTCGTTGAGGTCGGCCACCAGAAGGCACTTCTCATCGTCGAATACGTCACGTTCCAAGATGGCGCGCATGTTCTCGGCGGTGGTGACGGCCTGCTTAAGTTCCACCTCGGAGAGCTCGCGCTCGTTTATAGGATTGGGATCAATCTTGGCGGCGTGATGGCCGTTGGTGTGGTTCGCATTGGCCGCATTGCCATCGTCATCCACCTGGGCGAGTCCCACGATCGCAGCCAGTCCATAGCGTCTCGCATAGGTGATAGCGGAGCCTGCAGCTTGAGGCCCATCGTCTTTGGGATGCACGATCAGCGTGCTCTCAACCCATTGCCCGGAAGCGTGAGCCAGGCGCGTCGTTACCGCCAAACCGTTCTCGACGGTCTCAGTGAACTGCATCACCGACAGCCCGTTGCTCGTGAGCTGCTCTCGACACGCATCCCAGCAGCTGGCTAGATCGGCGTATTTGCTCTTGAAGAACGGATTGGCACTGTCCTTCAGAGCGCCCACGATCTTGCCCTGCGCCTTAGCAAGCGCAGTAGCCAGTTCGTTGATCTGTTCACTCGTTCTCATCGATCTGCTCCAGTAGTTCCTCGATGGCATCGGCTTCGGTGGCGCCGTAAGCGATGTATTTGTTCCCACCGTCATAGCGGTTGTCGTCGGTCGCGCACCAATCGCTCGAGCGGTCCGGGATCGGCGGATAAAC